TGGAAAGCCAAAACCCGGTGATGTGGGGCAATAAAAGGGCGGAAATGTGGGGTGCGATGCGGGATTGGCTGAAAACAGCGTCAATTCCAAAGGATCGGCAGCTAAAGGCAGATCTGGTTGGCCCCATGAAGAAGCCCAATAGTTCCGGCACGCTCTTTCTGGAAGGAAAGAAGGAAATGAAGGCGCGGGGGTTGGCAAGTCCAGATGCGGCGGATGCGCTGGCGGTGACTTTTGCTTTCCCGGTGGCGCATAGGGAGTATAATGAGCGCGAGCATACGGTTCGCGCTCATGGTCAACAGATGATTACCACTTCTTGGATGGGTGCATAATGATTTCGCAAGACCAAATTGACGCGCTGCAAGATCAGATTGATGAGTTGCGGGAAGAGACTGGCATGGACATTTGGGCGCAGGGCTTTGACGACGGCATTGATGCCGGAAAGGAGCAGTTGGGCCTTCAGGCGCTGTCGCTGATTCGCGCAATTGGCCGCGAGCAAGATGAGGCGCTGGCCAGTGAGTTGTTTGACTTGTTGCAAGCGCTGGTTGAGGTTGCGGCTGGGTTTGAGGAAGAGGAAGACGAGGACGAGGACGAGTAATGGCAACCAAGCCTGGCTTGTACGCCAACATCCACGCCAAGCAAGAGCGCATCAAGGCTGGGTCTGGCGAGAAGATGAACAAGGTCGGTAGCAAGGCTGCTCCGACCGCCAAGGACTTTAAAGAGTCTGCCAAGACGGCCAAAAAGAAGTAGCCAATGCCTGATTACACGGGAATAAACGCCGCCGCTGCTGTAGCGGTAGGCGGGAAAAGCAAAAAAGACGACGCGGATGTGCTGGCAACGGCGCGTTCGCGTTTGACGATGGCGCTTTCGGCTTATTCCGAGTCCCGTGAGGATGAGATTGACGACCTGCGATTCTTTGCAGGGTCGCCTGACAATCAGTGGCAGTGGCCTGCGGATGTGCTGCAAACCCGTGGCGCGGTGCAGGGGCAGACAATCAATGCCAGGCCATGCCTGACGATTAATAAGCTGCCGCAGCACGTTCGGCAGGTTACAAACGACCAGCGGCAGAACCGGCCTAGCGGCAAGGTGATCCCGGCTGATGACAATGCTGACGTTGAGGTTGCCGAGATCTACAACGGCATCGTGCGGCACATTGAGTACATTAGCGATGCAGATGTTGCGTATGACACGGCTTGCGAAAACCAGGTTGTCTACGGCGAAGGATACATTCGCATCCTTACTGAGTATTGCGACGACAATTCCTTTGATCAAGAGATCAAGATTGGCCGTATCCGCAATAGTTTCAGCGTTTACATGGATCCGCTGATTCAAGACCCGTGCGGCTCGGACGCCAAGTGGTGTTTTATCACTGAGGACATTACCCGCGCAGAATATGAGCGGATGTACCCGGACGCTTCGCCGATTTCGACGTTGCAAACGCTGGGCGTTGGTGACCAGTCGATTAGCCAATGGGTTAACGACAAGACGGTGCGGATTGCCGAGTATTTTTACATTGACTACGACCGGGCCACGTTGAACCTGTATCCGGGCAATGTGACTGCGTTTGAAGGCACGCCTGACGACAAGCAGTTGAAGGCTCTGTACGGAAAGCCCAAGAAATCGCGTGAGTCCGACCGGCAGAAGGTTCTGTGGTGCAAGATTAACGGTTACGAAATTCTTGAAGCGCAAGAATGGGCCGGCAAGTGCATTCCTGTGGTGCGGGTGGTCGGCAACGAGTTTGAGGTTGACGGGCGCGTTTACGTTAGTGGTTTGATCCGCAATGCCAAGGATGCACAGCGGATGTACAACTACTGGACTAGCCAAGAAGCGGAGATGCTGGCGCTTGCGCCCAAAGCCCCGTTTATTGGGTACGGCGGGCAGTTTGAGGGTTATGAGACTCAGTGGAAAACGGCCAACACGCAGAACTGGCCTTACCTTGAGGTTAACCCTGACGTGACGGACGGTTCGGGTTCGGTTCTGCCGTTGCCGCAACGCGCCCTGCCCCCAATGGCTCAGACTGGTCTGATTCAGGCCAAAATGGGCGCCTCAGAAGACATTAAAAACACCACGGGGCAGTACAACGCCTCGTTGGGTCAAACGTCTAACGAGCGGTCTGGCAAGGCCATTCTGGCCCGCCAGCGCGAGGGCGATACCGGCACTTACCACTATCAGGACAACCTGGCTCGGGCGGTGCGGTATGTGACCCGCCAGTTGGTTGACCTGATTCCCAAGATCTACGACACGCAGCGCATTGCGAGGATCATTGGCCTTGATGGGGAAACCAGCATGGCTAAGATTGACCCCACGCAAGAGATGCCGGTCAAGAAAATTGTTGACCAGACGGGTGTGGTGATAGAAAAAATCTATAACCCCGGCGTTGGCAAGTACGACGTAGTTGTTTCAACTGGCCCAGGCTATGCGACCAAACGTCAAGAAGCCTTAGAGGCTATGGCGCAGTTGCTGCAAGGCAACCCGCAGCTGTGGCAAGTGGCTGGTGACTTGTTTGTGAAAAACATGGACTGGCCTGGGGCGCAGGAAATGGCGAAACGGTTTGCCAAGACAATTGACCCCAAACTGCTTGAAGACGGGGATGACAATCCTGCGTTGCAAGCCGCCCAGCAGCAGATGCAGGCGATGGGGCAAGAAATGGAGCAAATGCACCAGATGCTTCAGAACGTGGGCAAGTCTATTGAGGCGCAAGAGCAAGAGCGCAAGGATTTTGAGGCGCAAATTAAGGCGTACCAAGCTGAGACTCAGCGCATTAGCGCGGTGCAGGCTGGGATGTCCGAAGAGCAAATCCAAGACATTATTATGGGTACAGTGCACGGCATGATCACCTCGGGCGATCTGGTTGGTGAGATGCCGGGACGTGAGCAGGTGGAAATGATGCCGGAAAGTGCAGAGTATGGTCAGCCAATGCCAGAACAGGAAATGCCACAATGAAGCCCGCAGATTTTGTAGGAATGCTGTTTTTAGCGCGTGATGTGGCTCACAGCGTCCACCTTAATACGCGCAGTTACAGCAAGCACAAGGCGCTGGGGCATTTTTACGAACTGGTTGTTGAGGCGGCGGATGATTTTGCCGAGGCTTATCAGGGCCGGCATGGTTTAATTGGGCCTATCACGTTGATGGGTGCCAAAAAAACAACCAATATCATCCAATTTCTTGAAGATCAACTGAAAGAAATTGAAGATGCGCGGTACGACATTGCCGACAAGTCTGATATGTCGTTGCAGCAGTTGATTGACAACATTATCGAAATTTACCTTCGCGCCCTGTATCGGCTGCGGTTTTTGGCATAAGGCAAGATCATGGAACTTCTTAACGTTTGCGCGGATGCAAATTTTCCCGCCAAAACTGTTAGCTTTAGCGGCACCGCTGGCTCAACCGGCACTTGGCCTGCTGGTCCCCAAGGTGTGCTGGTGTGGGCTGACTCAGCCTGTTATATTTTGGTTGGTGAGGGCGTAACGGCCACTACGGCTTCAACGCCGTTGCCGGCAAACACCCCGGTGCCGTTTTTTGTGCCTAGCGGTACGGGAGCACCGTGGCGAGTTAGTGCAATCCAGGTTAGCGCAAGCGGCAACTTGTATTGCAAACCAATGAACATTAGGTAAATATGGGCTACGGAGTCGCCACCACAAACGGTATTGGCATCAATATCGTTAGCGTGCCATCGTTAAAGGCTGGGCCTGGGACGGGTGGTGAGCCTGTTGAAGATAGTTTCCTGTTAATGGAAACCGGTGATTTCCTGTTGCTTGAGTCTGACGACAAAATCATTCTGGATGTGTAATGGCTAATACCAAGATTTCAGCCCTAACGTCGGCAACGACGCCGCTTGCCGGGACGGAGGTATTTCCAATCGTCCAGACTGGGGTGACGGTTAAGACAACGATTAACAGCATTACCGCCAACGGGTTTAGCACCGCAGGGTCAATCACGCTGACAGGCGGCACGGCCAACGGTGTTACATACCTAAATGGGTCTAAAGTTCTGACCTCGGGTACGGCGTTGGTGTTTGACGGGACAAACCTTGGTATTGGGACAAGTTCGCCTTCTGCCAAACTTACTGTAGCTGGTGGTCAAATCACAGTTACAAACTCTGGGGTGGTAAACCCTGCGATTAACTTTGCTGGTAATGGTTCTGGCGCAAGCGGATTTCAACTTGGTCAAAACTACAATTCCCAAACATTTTTTGTCTACGATAACGCAGCAAGCTCCCAAAGACTTACCCTCGACTCCTCCGGCAACCTTGGGGTTGGGACGAGCTCGCCTTCTAACAAACTTGTTGTATCAAACAGCGGAGCGGCTGGTTTAGAAATTGCGCCGTTGCTGCGTGACAATGTAACCGCCGGGGCTTCGCTGTTGTCTTACAACCGCAGCGGCGCGGCATTTGTCCCGATGCAATTTTCTGGGTTGGATTTAAGGTTTTTAACCAGCGACACAGAACGTCTGCGAATTGATGGCACTGGCGCTTTTGGTATTAACGGAGCCAACTACGGCACCAGCGGCCAAGTGCTAACCTCGGCCGGCTCGGGCGCTGCACCAAGCTGGGCCACACCAACCGCCGGCGTCACCAAACAACAGGCAATCGCCTACTCAATGTTTTTCTAAGGATTTGACATGGCTGCGCCTAATCTACTTAACCCGACGACCGCCACAGGCAAGATTTTTGGTCTTGCGCTGACGACCAGCGCGCAATCAATTATCACTAACGCTGCTGCCAGCGGTACGGTGGTTCGAGTGAACGCCCTTACCGTTGCCAACGTCAACGGCACTGCCAACGCTGATGTGACGGTAAACATTGTTCGTTCCGTAACCAATAGCGGCACTTACCGGGCGGCGTTTACTGTTACTGTGCCGTTTGATGCCAGTTTGGTTGTGATTGGCAAAGACAACTTTATTTATCTTGAAGAGGGCGATAGCCTGCAAGTGTTGGCTAGTGCCGGTTCATACCTTGAAGCAGTTGCCAGCTACGACGTAATCGCATGACCATACGGCGCTCAGACGGGGTTGTCGGCCCCGAAACGCTACCGACAACGTCTAGCGCCGTTGGCGTCTGGACGCCGTATGACCAGCAGGTTAATCAGGGCGCAAGCACTTGGCCTACGACTGCTGCTGGTACTCCGACGAGCGTGCAAAACATTACCGTCAACAACGGCGGTACTTGTTACGATGAAGACAACCCACCTAGTGTGACAGTTGCGGCCCCCCCTAGCGGCACAACAGCAACGGCCACCGCGACGGTGGTTAGCGGTGCGGTTGTTTCTATTGACGTTACTGGCGGCGGCAGCGGTTACGTTACCCCGCCAACCGTTACCGTTGCCTCCCCTGG